GTCTGCATAGCCTCAGGTCCCAGTATTGGATATGTATTCCCATCGCCTACAGGGTCCCAAGCAAACAAACCTCTGCCTGCTGTACCCCCTTGTGGTCGTGGGTCCCACAACGCTTGCGGGTCTGATACAGGTATTGCACCCAACCAGTTCTGTGGCTGATCGGGATCATACACATCTCTTCCTACTCTCATTCCTGTACGCACACCCTCATGGGTGGTGTAAAGTAAATCATTAAGAGGATAACGAAACCCTGTTAAATCACAGTACCCATAAGCATATTTACCTCTAGCATAATTACTCATCGTCCATAATACTCCGTAAATGGAACCATTCTCAGTGGAGCCTTAACCCTGTCTTCTCCTGCTGCTATATCATACTGCTCGTCATAGTCTTGTTTTAAACCTGCAACACGACCCGCTGCCTCAGGTGTTTTAAGGGCTATCTTGTAAGCAAGTCCAGCAACCAGTGCTGGTAAAAACCTTGCAGGCACATCGTAGTTATTAGAGCCTTTATCCCCTGTATCTTTTAACCTGCGCTCTTTCCAATAAACAAACTGTGCTGTCGTATAATCCGAGCTAGCAGTAGGATATACATAAACTACTGGAGCTTCTCTCTGACGGTCAACCCAGTATTGATTAGGTCTGCCTTTATCCAGTTTGTTTGGGATCGTAGCGTAAGTAACAGGGGAGATACGGGACATAGCCGCATCTATTTGTTTGGCTGTATCACCTGGGTCAGTGCGGATAACAGCATCAATAATATCTATAGTGTCTGCTTCGAGAGTGTAGCTGACAGTTCCCTCTGTAAAGGAAACATTCTTTTCTTCTATCGTCCAAAGGTTCAGCCCTTTATTCTGCCACTCAAGGGCTAAAAGATTAAGACTTCTTCTGGCAGTTCTTAATTCGTAGCCTGTGCGTAGATCCACACCAGCCCTTTCAAATGCTTCTTGAGTTATATCATTAATATCAAGATTAAAGGTTGCTGTGGTTTCTACTGCCATCTACTTATTCTTTTGATTGTACGGACGGTTATAAGAACTAGGGGTGCGCTTCTCAGGTGGTGAGGGTGGTGAGCCACCAGCGGCTCCTACACCGCCTCCAGCGTCCATTCCTCGCCTTCTCTTAGAAAGCTCGTACATAGTCTCGCCAGCTTCACGCACAGACATATCGCCTTTACGACCAAGCTCACCAGCCATTGTACCTCTTCCGCTTCCCGACATTCCCCCCACATAACCGCCGTGTTTGTAGTTCATAATTGTGCCACCAGCGTCTGCCCTCATCATTTTCTTGGGGTCCATACTTTTTTTACTGGGAGCTTTGGTGTGGCCTGCCACAGCTACACCATCCACTGGACATCTTCCGCCTGGCTTCCTCATGCCATAGGTCCATATGTATCAAGTCCCTTTGTCTGGCGTATAACATTCCCGCCTTTATTGAGACCGTAAGCCGCTACTCTGCGAGGTTTGGCTTCTCCAATATCCCCGCCGTCATTGTCAACAATAACAGGCTCTGCACCATAAGATGCCTCCTGATTAATTTTGTTGAGCTTTGCTGTCCTTGGGTGCATCGTTGTCATGCTATGCTCTCCTCTTAGAAGTTTTCTTTTTAAACCCATAAGAACCCTTAGGCTTGCGAGTAGCCTTAGCTACCTTTCGTCTTCCCGCCATTGACATTTTCTTTCCTGACTCCTTACCACGAGTCATGCCAAGTTGCTCGTCTTTACGGGCATTATAACCCTGCTTTTTCTTTTTCTTAACACCACCACCAGCTTTCATTTTCATGGGTGGTCTTCCTCTTTTTGAACCGTAAGTTCCTTTTCCTTGTGGCATATTAAGTCCTCCTTGCTTCGCTTAAAGCTATTGCCATTGCTTGTTTAGAATCAGTAACTTTATCACCAGAACTACTTTTTAACACACCACGGTTAAATTCACCCATAACTTTTTTAACTTTGGATTTATTTTCTACCGCACCACCTGTGTTATATTTTCGTCTCATTAACCGATCCCATCTTCCTCGTATTAAACCGTGACTTATACTTCCAACAATATCCATCCTTACCCCGAATACATAAGGGTAATGGACTTTAAAAGATCTGCATCATTAGGCATATCGAAAGACATGGTTGTCGCAAATCTAATACCGTCTCCTCCTATATTAGGATAGTTGACTTCATCTGCTGTTCCACCAGGATCAAACTCTAAAAGAGTAGAGCCTGTAGCAGAAGATGTTGATCCGTCAATTACGGAGATATGAGCGTTAGCAGAGTTGTCACCTTCTACAGTATACCAGTTGTTAAGCATACTAAGCTGAGGATTAATCATAACTCTAATCCCTGCCTGCCAACCAACACTTAGACTTCCAGTTCCTGCTCCGCTAAGTTTCACAGCAGAAATAGTTTTAAAATAGTTGGTTGCGAGAACTGTACCAGAGTTAGGACCTGTAAGGGTTTCAGTTAAAGCATTGCCCAGATAATCAGTGCCAATAATACTAACAGTTCTACCGCTATCGTTTCCGTCAGATGTAACGCTTGGCAACCTTAACAAACTGCCAAGATCTTGATAACCATACCCATCGCCTAGTTCCAGATTAGAAATCGTTCCATCAGAGTAGACAGTTGAGATCTGCGTCCATTGGTATGTAGATACCGTATAACTATTATTGGGACCTGTAATCTCTTCAGTTTGTTCAACACCATTTACGCCCAGACCTTTTACGGTCAAAGTTCTGGTAGAGTTATTGCTTCCAGAATAAAAAGCTATAGTGCGGGGAACTGAATACTTTACATAGTTCATACGAGTAACAGGATTCTGAGAAGAAGCAGCCCCATTAATAATCATTGCTAAAGCCCCAGTATGACTCTGACTGGCGCATATACCGTCACGGTCTCCAGCAGTTGAAGCGCCACCGTTTAAAGTAAAATAAAACGGAGAGGCAATAGACTGGGCATCTGCAACAGTATCTACGTCATCTGCTGGATTGCTCAAACTTTCAGCAGATCCACTGTAGGTGTAGTTAAAGGTTTTTAGTATAGCCATGTCGTCTTCCTATCCTTTTATCTCTCCTCGAAGAACCATAGATTTATGAATAGCACTTCCCTCAATAGGAAGTTTCTTTTCTCTCTTCTTGGTAGAGGTTTTGGTGGAAGCAGGGGCAGTCTTACTGCCCCCGCTCTTACGTTTTGCAGATTTCTTTTTTTCAGCCATGACCTACCTCTTATGGTTGAGCGTCATACTGAACCATACCATCAGTTGTTCGTTGCTGAACAACCCAGATATAATCACAATAATGAACATCGGCTGCCGTAGATCCAGATATACCTGCAAGGAATTGAGTCAGAGCTACAGTTGGTATGTTGGTAGTTGTTGTGCCAACAGACTTTCTGTCAACAAACCACTCTACCGAACCAGTGCCTCTTGCAATAAAACCAAGTCTTCTGGAATTTGTTATTAAAGAACCTGACTCAGCGGCCGCTGCCATATCCACTCCTGTATCAAGAGCGGTATCGCTTCCACCAGAATCTACGTTTCCAAAAATTGACCCTGAACCCTCAACAACTATAAAACCGATTTGGTTGTTAGCTGTAAAAGGAACTCCTGTAGCAAGCGTTCCATTCTCTGCAAGACCCACAAACAAATCAGAGTCAGCAGGTTTTGACATAGCAACACTAGCTTCAAAGTATATGTTCTTGTTAGCTTGCGCCATCCAGATCTCATTACCCTGAAGACTGCCACCTGAATTATCATGTGAACCGCTTCCTGCTATCTTTGCCCAGCCACCTACGTGGTCGCCAAGTAAAGTTACAGTCCCACTGTTCAGAACAGATTTTGTCCAGTCATCGGTATCATCAATATCAATGCCTGTAAAATCATCGTAGTAACAAACATAATCGGGATTAACTCCTATTGGCAGATTCTCGAACCATTCGTTCTCACTACCATTCCCGCTATACATAACGGGACCTGAAAAACGGGTTGTACCCATAAGTACCTCCTTACAAAGGTTTTACTCTAAAGTCTTGTAAGCGTCTGCTGGGTCAGTCTTTAGAGCTAATTTTCCCCAGAAAAACAGAAGAGGGGGTTGCCCCCCTCTCCATACTAGTTAACCACCTTCACATCCGAAGATTCCGAGAGGATCAGAAACTCCGAAGGCATATCTTGCTCGTGCTTTGTAACGAACATTTCCAGTGTCGAAGTCACCGTCCATGCTAGTTTGCAAAGGAACACGATCAAAATGTTTCATGCCATTAGGAACATCGGTAATGATG